CAGATTGTACGGAAGACCAGATAACCAGTCCTTCAAGGCGAAGGGAAATAGTTAATGTTAGGCAGATGCTTATGTATTTTTGCGTAAATGAATTGAGAATGGGACTTAGGGAGACTGGTTCATTTATGGGAAACAAAGACCACAGTACAGTTATTCATGGTCGGGATAAGTTTATGCAAATATTATCTTTGCCGCATAAAGCCAACTATGAAGCGCAAAGGTACATATCAATTCTTAATAAATATCATGAAAAATATGGACAAATGCCTAAAAATCACTATATTTGTGCAGATAAAATACTAGATAATATGACTGCCGAGCTGATAGAATTGAATGCAAAACAAAATCAAAATCCAATGCAAACGGTGGTCAATAATGCAAAAAAATCACAACTAGAAAAATATATCAACTTAATAACAGACATCAAAAATGAATACGACAGACAAATGGATAAAGGAGCTACATATATTGGAACGGCTGCAATCAATGTCCAATCCAAACTATATGGACTACAAAATCAGAGCTGCTGAAATTGAACTTATCAAAAAATTTATTCAATCTTTAAACAATCAATAAAATGTTAATCAACCTCTATTTAAAAGAAGAAAAAAAGACTATCACTATTTCAGTTGACGAAAAAGTTGACAATTACGGAAACAATGTATCTGCATGGATAAGTCAAACCAAAGAGCAAAGAGAAAGTAAAGCATCTCGCACTTATGTAGGCAACGGTAAGGTGGTATTTTCAAAAGCCAAAGAGTATCCAATAGCACCAAAACAAGAATCTAAATCAGACGATAAGACACCTTTCTAATGGACTTTGAACAATACCGCTTTCATAAAAAAATGCCTATTGAGCCTCCTATAAAGTGCAAGGCGATGATATTAAATCCAAGTCGATTAAAGGGAGCTATCAAAGAAATTGAATCCAATGTGGAGCTATTTCACACAGCAGGTCTAGCGCATGATAAAACTATAATATTTATGGCGAGAGTTGGCAAAGAAATAAAACCAGTAAACGAAAAAAAAATATGTCAATAGATAATTGTCCGGAAGGCGGTGACGGGTTGCTAGTATATCCGCTAAAAGATTTGATTGCACTAGATATTGCTAGGTGTTCTAATAAAGAATGCGAAATAAGGCACCAATGCAGGCGATACGAGCAAGGAAATATAGATAAGCAATATATTAGTAGGGTAGTAAGTTTCGGAGCATTTGAGCCTATCAATTCAATATGTAACTTTAAAATAAATATATGAGCAGATATTTTTTATTCGGTTTGATTATCTTTGCTTTAATGATAGCATACCTTATCCCACCAACTGACTCTACAAGGTCAACACAAAAACTATACTTTGAATTTAAACAAAAGGATAGCTCAGTAACTGCCGACGGATTCTTAAGATATAAGGGCAAGTGGTGTCCGATAGTATTAAATGACTCAATGGCGGTCATATATGAATAAATTAACCAACTAAATTATAAAAGAATGAACTTAACAAATTTAACACCAGAACAAACATTGGAAGTATTAGGATTGGTACATTATGCCGAAAACAATACTGAAATCCAAAAAGAAATGAATTGGAAAGACCATTATCCTACATTAGTAGAAAATTTTGAATGGATAGACGAACTACAACACCAATATGAAGACGCAGTAGAGAGTAACGAAAATTATATACATGGAGTTTCTTTTGCGGATTATGTATTACGTATTGAAAGGAATAGACAAATTGACGCTTTAGATATGATTAATCAGTAATATATGAATAAATTAACCCATTAAACTATAAAAGAATGAAAAGCACAATCAAATTATTACAAAGCCTATTAGAAGGCAAAGTCCTAAACTGCAAAACAATTATGAAAGACTTCGGATATTCAAACGCCAGTCGAGAGATTATCCGCAAAATTGAGCAGCCTTTTGAAATAACACTCAAAAGAGAAAAAGTAAGCTCTAAAAATAGATATGGTGAGCCTGTAACCTATTTGAATTATTCATTAATGGCAAAGGATAAACCCAAAGTGACTAGGTTATTGAAGTCATTTAGCAAAGCAAATGGATAAATTTGAATTAGCCGAAAAGATACTAGCCATTTTAGACGAAGGGGATTTAACCGACTTTGATAAGATGGCTATTATTGTGGAGGTGAAAAAACGATTAGTTGCGGAAAATAAAATGAGAATGCAGCGCGAAATCTATGAAGAATTAAGAAAAAATGATTAATTTTGCCTTATGAATGGAGTTCCCTTAGAGGTTTTACATCACCAATATATGTCAAGTCCTCTGGCAAAATATAGATTGACCTATGAACAGTTCGCATACTACTACACTAAATGGATAAACGAAAATATAAATGAAAGATAGAATAAAGCAATCAATTAAGATAGACTGGCAAAAGATTAAAGCACTTCAGCCTGAAAATGTTAAGCTACCTTACAATACTCAGCACCTTAAAAAGTCCTTATTAAAGTACGGATTTTCATTACCCTTTTATGTATGGGAAAATGAGGGCGAATATTATGTTATTGATGGACATACTCGCATAGAAGTTTTAAACGAACTAATTGCAGAAGGTCACAAAGTACCAAACAAACTAAACGCTATCGAAATAGAAGCAAAAGACCGAAAGGAAGCCATAGAAATTCTAGTTTCAGTTTATAACCAGCGACAAAACCCATTCGCTGAGGAATATCTAATTGAGTTTTTAGAGGTTGAAAACATAGATATTCAAGAGGTTAATATAGAGAGTGTAAATGTAGTTAGTGAGACTATTGAAGAAGAAGAAAGCGTATTAGAGGCAATAGAAGATGATTTTGATAGCACACCACCAACGGAAGCTATAACAGTTTTAGGAGACCTTTACGAGATAGGAGAGCATCGTTTGCTTTGTGGGGATAGTACAGATAGTGACCAAGTGGCAAAGTTAATGAATGGAAGTAAAGCGGATATGGTATTTACAGACCCTATGTATCAAGATAGTCCGCTGCCAATTATATCAATTTTTGAAATATTAGAAACGAAATATTTTTTGATAATGGCTACATTTAAGCAGTGCATATCATTCATAAACGATAGTGGATATAGGTTCAGGTTTGATTTGGTATTAAATCAAAAAGTTCCAAGTTCAACAATGAATAAAAAAGTGCCTTATTATTTACATAAAAATTTAGTGTATTTAACAAAAGACGATACAACTATTTTTGATTGCGATAACTCTATTGGAGTATTTTCTGAAAAAGGATACTATCCTTCAATTATTGAAAGTGGAAAAAACACAAGCGAAGAGCATGGATTGACAAAAAATGCAGATGGAATTAAAATGATATTGTCAGGATTTTCATTTAAAAGCGTATTAGATTTATTTATCGGTTCAGGTTCAACAATGGTAGCATCGCATCAACTTAAACGCAAATGCTATGGTATGGAACTCGACCCTAAATACTGCGATGTAATTGTAAAGCGAATGATTAAACTAGACCCTACTTTGAATATCAAACGTAATGGAGTTGTAATTGATAAAAAAGAATTTGAATAAAAACCAATGTCAGAATCAATACATCACCCTAAACATTACGGAGGAGACAATACCTACGAAGCTATTAAAGTAATCGAACACTATAACCTAGACTTTCACTTAGGCAATGTGTTAAAATACATTTTAAGGGCAGATAAGAAAGGCAAAGAGCTGGAAGATTTGAAAAAAGCACAATGGTATCTGAACAGGAGAATAGAGCAGTACGAAAAAACATTACTAAACGACAAAAAGTGTCGCTAAACGAGCAATAAACGAGCTATGGCAAAAATTGATAATCTTAAAGGTAAGGGGGTTAAATTCTCAAAGGACTACCAACCGTCACCAGAGAATAAATCAGCTGGTAAAAAGAAAATAAAGACCATTAAAGACGCATTAGTATTTATAGGTGAGCAGATAGCTAGTAAAAAGAATACTATAAATGGTGAGTTTGAATTTTCAATGGAGGCTGAAATTATTTATAAGCAAGTTGAAAAAGCATTACAGGGCGATACTAAGTCCGCAGAGTTCATGGCTAAGATAGGAGGTTGGGAATCACCTAAACAGGTTGAGCAAAAGAATACTCATGAAATGATAGGACTAGCAGCAGAGTTTGTGGATAGGTCATAATGCATATTAATAAAGTTCAATTCGATAATAAGTGGTTTAATCCACTATTTCATATACTCTGGGATATTGAAACCAAATATCCTAACATCAAGCACGTTTACATCTATGGAGGTAAGTCATCAACCAAAACTTATACGGTAGCACAATTCGCATTGATTAAAGCGGCGGTGTACGGTAAAAATACCCTAGCATTTAGGAAAGTATCGGACCGTATGAACGAGACGCTAATAAGCACCTTTAAGAAGGCAAGGCGAACAACAAAAGTAGAAGCTGCAATAAACGTAATGGATAAAGAGTTCAGAGCATCAAAGGCACACATTAAGTTTAAAGGATTAGATAGTGAGGATAGCGCAAAGGGTGTTGAGGATTATTCTTATATGCTATTTGATGAGTTAGACCAATTTAGTCAGGAAGAATATGAAGAGACTAGACTATCATTTAGAGGTGAGGTATCTAAGATGTTTTTCTGCACATGGAATCCAGTAAGTGAACACTTATGGATAAAACCTTACTTAGATAGAATAGAATGGATTGATAGCGAATACAAGCTACCAAGTCCCGAAAGTTTTATAAAGATGTCCGCAGACGGTGCAAGGCTATTAATTAAAACCGACTATAACGATAACTATTGGAGCGTTGGCTCACCTTGCGGAACTTATGGATATAAAGATGATGCACTAATAAGAGACTACGAACAGTTAAAAACTTACAACTATAATAAGTATAGAGTAGTGGTGCTAGGTGAGTGGGGTATAACGGAAGTAAAAAGTCCAGCGGTGCAAACCTTTGACGTTAGTAAGCACGTTGGCAAAGTAACTCCATTAGAACATACGCCGTTATTGTTTTGGATTGACTTTAATATTGACCCTTTAGCCTGTACTGTATGGCAGATATACCGAGAGGACGGAAGACATAAGATAAGAGGCATAAGGGAGATAACCATTAAGGCTAAGGAGGGTATTCATAACACTCAGCAGCTAATAGACCTAATCAAATTACAATACGCAACTAAGCTACATTCAATATGCTTTACAGGTGACGCTACAGGTGCAATGGGAAGGGCAGAAGGTTTATCTAATTGGATTCAGATTAACAAAGCATTCAATCTAGGGAGACGGTTACAAGTTCCCAAATCAAATCCAAGTGTATTAGCATCTATTGACTTATTGAATTATGTATTTTACAATCACCCTGACATATTACTAGATGAGAGCATGACTAATACTATATTTGAATTGCAGCACACTGAGAAAGATGACAAAGGACTAATTAAAAAGGATAGGAAGTTGGCAGAGCAGAGGGCGGACTTTATAGATACAATTAGATATGGCATGAATTTTCACTTTTTGCTGCAAGATGATATGCAAAAAAACCCACAAAAGTTTGGCATAAAATAAATATCTTTGCAGTATGAATAGTCAACTAACTGAAATACTCTTATACTCATTGGTATTGTCTTTATACATCAATGCCTTACAAATTATGTTCCAAGCTGAAATGGTATTGAACTGGCTTTATACATGGTTAGAATCTAAG